CGCGGCGCAGTGGTCGCGGACCGTTGGTTCATATGCCGCCTACTGGCCGCAAAAGATGGTTGCGCAAGCGATCCTGGCTAACCCGCTGGGATACGACGGCAAGGTGTATTTTGCCACGGACCACCCGTTGAACCCGTTCCGCGCCACGCTCGGAACCTACACGAACTTGTTCACAGCTGGATCGGGTCCGGGCGCGTTGCCTATCGACACGAGTGTCAGTGTGGACGTGGCCGTGGCGAACGTCGCGAAGGCGATCGCATACATCTCCACGATCAAGATGCCGAACGGAGAGGATCCGCGGTTCCTCCGCCCGGCCTACTTGTTCGTCCCTCCGGCGCTCGTGGCGCGCGCGCAACAGATCACTAACGCCAAGTTCATTGCACAGGCGGCCACCGCTGGCGGTGGTTCCGGTGACGTGGAAGCACTGATCCGCAACTTCGGACTCGGACAGCCTGTGGAGGTGACGGAGCTTGCGGCCGGTTACGTGGGCGGTTCGGACACGACTTGGTTCCTCGGAATGGAGGACATTCTGACGAATGAGCTAGGCGCCTTTTCCTACGTGAATCGCGAAAGTTTCAGCGTTTTATATTACGGGCCTCAGAACGACGCACAGCTGGCGCGGATCCGTGAGTTCCAATGGACCACGGAAGGACGTAACGCTGTGCTGCCTGGCCATCCGTATCTGTTGTTCAAGTGTCTAGCGGCGTGACGCGCTGACGACGTGACGGCATGGGTGTGAGGTGGTGACACGCGGAGGTGAACCGTGGCCGGGACAGTTGCGTATTTAGACCTAGCGGAGTTCAAGCTAGTCAGCGTTGTCCCGGCCTCGTTCATTGACGAGGTGGAACTCCGGACTCCCGGGTGGGTGGACCGTCGCCTACTCATGGCGTCCAGCTTCATAGATGCGCGTTTTTGCAAACGCTATGACGCGCCGTTCAAGCTTCCATATCCGCTGGCCGTCGTGGAGTGGTGTCAACGTATTGTGTCCGTGGACGTGTGGTTGCGGCGCGGCGTGTCCGCGACCGATCAGGAGTTCCAAGAATACAAGCTGCAAGCGGTCCAAGCGTTCGCGGATATCCGTGAGGCGGCGGACTCCGCGGAGGGATTGTTTGAGCTTCCACTCCGCGCGGACACGGACGACGGCGCGGTGGCGCGCGGGTTCCCTCGCGTTCACTCGGAATACTCGCCTTATGTGTGGGCGGACGAGCAAGCACAGCTAGGCCGATCAGAGGATCAGGGACTTCGCTAACATGTTGACCGTTGACGAGATCATACAGCGCGTTCGCGCGGTCCCAGCGGCGTTGACGCTGGACGCGTGGCAGGAACTAACGGTTGCTGTCCGCGCTGTCTTGGAGTCCACGATCACGGCGCACACGACGCCGGACGGCGTCCCATGGGCGCCGCGCAAACGTGGACACAAGCCAGTGTTGAACAACGCCGTGGAAGCGCTCCGCGTTGCCACGGTCCGCGGAACGATCTGGATCCGCCTCGTGGGACCGGAAGCGTTGCACCACAAGGGACGCGCCAAAGGCAAGGTCAAGCGCGAGATCATACTCACCCACATAACGGAACCTGTTGCGCTCGCAATCCACCGCGTCCTGTCCGCGAAGTTTGACGCTGTGATGAAAGGCAACGCAACCTAATGCCTAGCAAGCTTGGACTAGTGTGGTTGTTCGAGGAGGTCAGCGCGCGCCTGGCGGCGGACGGAACGCCCGTAACCAGTCAGTTCGGGTGGCGCATTCCCGCGCAACACCCATACGGCAACCGGATTGCATGGGTACCGGGTGATCCCACTGGCGTCCTCGGACAGCTGGCGCCGCCACGGAACCCGGGTCAAACGCCGCGATCGCTCGCCACGTTGAACGAGACCTTCACCGTCATAATCAATGGCCAGGACCCGGCCGATCCTGAAAACGAGATCAAGCAATATGAGATCTGTCGGTACCTGCATGACGCATGGTTCCGCGCTGTCTATCAGGTGGCTTACGGGATCTCCGCAATCCGCGCGGAGCAATGGATCACGGACAAGTTAGAGCGCCGCCACGGCGCCGCGTTGCGCGTCGTGTGCGAACTGCAAACGGTGATCCCTGACACTCCATTCCCCGATCAGGTTCCGCCGCCTGTTGTCGAGTACCCACCGGACGGAGATCCGCGCCTGGCCGCGGACCTCACAGTCACGGAGTTAGATGTTGACGAACTGATCCACGTAACCGGAGACGATCCCCCATGACGCTACCGCAAGTCACGATCACGGAACTGGACGGAGCGCTTGGCGTGTTGCCGCCGTCCGCTGGACGCCTAACAGTTTTCCTCGGGTGTTGCAGCGCCGGTCCGTTCAACACGCCGGCCACGTTCGCACGCACACAGGACTTACAAGCGAACTTCGATCGCGGACCTAACGTGGAGGCGGCCGCGTTCTATATCGTGAACACCGGGCGCCCGGTGGTGTTCATTCGCGCGGCCGTAGGGAGCACAGCGCCAAGCGTTGGAGCTGTGACCATGGTCGGAACCGGGACGAGCGTGATCACCGTGTCGCCTGACGTGGGGGAACCCGCGGACGACTATCAATACAGGTTGCGTGTCGTGAACGGCGGAACGGTGGGAACCGCTGGGATTACGGTCCAGGGATCACGCGACGGGGGATACACCTGGACGCCGGTGGTACCGCTCGGAACGCTGACGGAGATCACGACGGTTACAGGCGTCACGTTCCACATAGGACCCGGGACCATGGTGGCGGGTGACGTCTACTCCGCGGAGGGGACCGGACCCGTGTACGACTCCACGACGCTCCTAGCGGCGTTGAACGCGTTGGCTGTGTCTTCGATTGCGTGGGAGCAACTAGTCCTGACAGGTCCGATTATCGGATCGCTCGTGGCCACGATCGACACAGCGATCAACGGCCTCCGCGCCCATGGCCGGTATCGCTCGTGGATCGGTTGCTACCGCATGCCGAACGCTGGCGAGTCCGAGTCCGCGTATCAGCTTGCGTTCAACGCGTCGTTCGGGAGTGCAACGTCAATCGTGGGCGGCGTCACGGCCGGCGCCACGCGCCTCGTGTCCGTGCTGGACGGCCGGTTGCCGCGGCGTCCTCTGTTGTTCGGGTTCATGGCGTTGCAAGGCAACGTGTCCGAGGAGATCAACGTTGCGGACGTCAACCTGGGACCTATCCCGGGCGCGTTCATCTCGGACGGGAATGGCAACCCCTTAGAGCATGACGAGTCACTCAACCCGGGGTTGGACGATAACCGCGCGATCACGGCGCGCTCATGGGACGGTTACCCTGGCGTGTACGTGACGCGGCCGCGTTTGCTGTCAGGTCCGACTAGCGACTTTCAAATCATTCCGTACCGGCGTGTGATGAACCTGGCGGAGGACGCGTTGCGGATGTATTTCATTCGCCGCCTAAACCGGCCTGTCCGCGTGGACACTTCCACCGGGTTCATCTTGGAGGCGGACGCCGTGGAGATCGAGGCCGGCGCCACGGAGACGCTCCGCGCGGCGTTGCTCGCCAAGCCAAAAGCCTCCGGAGTCCAGTTCGTCCTGTCACGCGTGGACAACGTGTTGGCGACCAAAACACTCACGGGACGCGCCCGGGTGATCCCGCTTGCCTACCCTGAGTTCATCGAGATCGAAGTCGGTTTCTACAACCCAGCGCTGGCTACGCCGGCCGCGGCGTGAGGGAAGGACTAACGCGTCATGCCTGACAATATTCGAGTAAATCAGAATCAGCTCTCATGGGGTTCCATTAGACTGATTATCAATAACGAACCGTTTTATGGATTCACAAGTATCCAGTACGCCGACAAAAGAGAGCGTGTTAAAGCGTATGGAATGGGCCGTCACCACGCTCCGCGCGGCCGCTCGTCCGGCAAGTACTCCACGGAGTCCGTCAAGCTAACAGGCTGGAAAACGAGCGTCGCGAACGCGCGCGCGGCGCTGGCGGCGCTGGCGCCGGATCAACGGTCGTACGGCAACGTGGAGTTCATGATCAGCGTGTTCTATTCGGAACTCGAGGAACCTAACCAGGACGTCCAGATCACGGGATGCGTTTGGATCGGTTCCACCGTGTCCGAGGAAGAATCCCCGGACCCGTTGAAGGAGGACGTGGAGATCGATTGCATGGCGATCAAACGCAACGGGTTCACGTTGTATGACTCCACTGGCGAGGTCCCCGTATGACGAGCGCCGCGGACGACTTGGAGGCGAAGATCGCGGAGGTCCGCGCGCGCCGCGCCGCGCTGGCGGACGCGTCCGTTGCGCGGCAAACGCCCACCGTGGAGGAAACGCTAGCCACGGAGGAACGCGCGCCGCGCGTTCCTCC